CAATTATTCTAAAACTTCGCCACGAAATTTTGAATGGCGACAAGATTACTTCTAATTGGGGATGGATGCTGTGGTATCTGCCAGTGCTACTGTTGGCACTGGCTTGGGGATGGAAGGAGTTCTTTGGACGCAAGCGCGAGGACTGCGAGGAAACGGCAGAAAAGCCTGTAGAAGCCCCTCCTGCGGCTCCTAGTCCTCGTCAGCAATCCTGACATCTTCGGGCAGGCTCTCGTACATCTTTTTGCAGATGTAATACGAGTCAACAATATCTGAAACAGGACTCACGGACTCTTGACGCTTCGGTGTCAAGAGTCCTTTTAAATTGATCCCTGTCTCTAGCAGCCACGAATCGTACATGGCGTTTTTGTCTGCGTTGCCCTTGCCTGTGGCGTATTTCTTTACTTCGGTGGGCGGGATCACCGTGACAGGAACGCTCAACTGGTACAGTTTGTATTTAAGAATGCCTGTGTTCTCTGCGATGTGAAACACCTTGCCGCTTGCGGAATACGCATACCCTTCTAGTGCCACATGGGTGCAGCCCATCACGATGTCAATTGCCCAGTCTGCAATGGTTTCGTAGCGGTGCTGGTCGTTGTCCCAATCGCTCAACCGCTCACCAAAAATATTCATGGTGCGGATCTCGGACTGCCGCTTATTGTCGGTGAGGAAATAGAATGAGCATCCGCTGTAAGAGAACTTGCCTGTGCCGTTTGCACGAAACAGGCAGATTGCCGGACCACACAGAGAATAGTCAATTCCTGCTATTACCATACCCTTATTTAGGTGGTATAAATACAGGAAAGGAGGATACTATCCATGATTGAAGCAGAGAATTACAATGAAACCGTGCTGATCCCCATCCTACAGGACAAGATCAATACACTGATGACGCAGGGCATCCTGCTTGAAGCCAAGTTGCAGATTGCCGAAAAGGAAAAGGCAGCACTACAAAAGAAACTGGACGCGCTGACTGCGCCTCCTGTTGCCGAAACAGCAGAGTAAAGCAAACCCCCGAAAGGGGGTTTGTTGTTTTAACAGTCTCCCCATGCCCCAACAAGAATTCCCAAGTCAATTCCATCAACCCGGTTGTCCCCATTTAGGTCGGAGTCCTGATCCGATCCCCCCCACCCACTGAGCAGTATTCCCAAGTCGTTTCCGTTCACAACGGAATCCCTGTTGATGTCCGCAGGACAAGGTGGAGGCAGAACGGATCGCAAAGCCTTTCCTGCGTCAATCATTCCCCAACCAGTAAAAATATCGTAGCCTGCCGTTCCCATGTCATCTGCGGTGGTGTTCATCGCACTTTCGACTTGGGCAGGAGTTAGATTGGGATTGACTGAAAGAATGAGTGCAGCAACACCTGCCGCATACGGAGAAGAGAATGATGTTCCGTCTATGGTGACCCAGTTTCCGCTGTTGTATCCTGAACTTCCAGTTCGGTCTGTTGTGTATATGGATTGACCTGGAGCAACAAAGGCAATTCCATTTCCGTAACTAGAAAAGGATGATCGTGTTCCATTTCGGGAAGAAGAGCCTACGGCATTCACGGTGCTGAGTCTGGCAGGAAACCCCATCCCATCGGTTCCTCCGTTTCCTGCACTCGCAAAGTGAACGATGCCTGCTGCTCTGGTGGCAGAATACGCGCTGCTCATGGCATTGGATGTGCTGCCGTAATCGTTGCTGTTATTCGTTACTCTTATTCCGTTGCTTGCTGCCCAATTCAGTGCATTGACGGTCCAACTGGTCTGTCCGCTCCATGATCCGTTGCAAGGAGTGCTTGCAATTCCTACCTTTGCCGAAACAACGGTGCAACCAGGTGCAATTCCTACGGTTCCGGATGAATTGTTTATCCGTGCAGACACGCATCCTGCCACCGCTGTTCCGTGATTGTCGCATGAATTGGTGGGACTTCCTCCCGCCACACCGTTCACCGCTCCTGTGGTGAAGTCTCGTCCTGTCTGTATGTTCAAATCAGGATGGGTTTCCTCCACTCCGGTTTCTATCACCATCACCTTGATGTTGGGGTTTCCTGTTGTGATGCTCCATGCGTCAAGCGCACCCATGTCCCATCCTGCGACCCCACCCGCAGAGCCAGTGTTCCGCAATCCCCAACACTGAGAAAATCCTGTATCGTTTGGTGGGGGGAATGACTGCCGTTCAACCGTGATCCATCGGTCTTCTTCAACAAATTCCACGCTTGGATTGGTGGACAGTTGTGCCACCGCTCTCTTCGCGGATCGGATATCCGTCATGTCCAGCAGTGTCAGGTTTGGGATATTTGAATAGTGGGTAGCCGACTCCACCCCACTGATAGACGACAGTATTTCGTTTTTGTTTGCGGAGTCTTTCCACCCAACAAACACGGTGTCTATGGGTGGAGCCGTGTCTACTGTTGGAGGCGAGTTCAGGTAAAGTGCGGCAAGTAGTGGTAGAACCATGATGATCTCCTTTGCCCGTATTACGAAACAACCCAATACAAAGTTCTCTCCATTTTGTATTTATAGAAAAGAAACAACCCCCTCTAGAAGGGGGTTGTCGGGCGGGAGATGCTATCTCCTGCGGGGTATTAAGTATTTATATCAACAACTTCGCACTTGTCACCCGAACACGCAAAGGTTTGAGTGCCCTTCGTGGTGTCTTCCTTTTCAAACTTCGTCAACTCCGTCCAATCAATTTCCTTTGGAAGACGGGCTGCTGCGGCTTCGTATTCCTCCCGTGTGCAGTCCTGATACGGAGCCTGCTGATAGGTGTGGTCGGAGTGGGGCAGGAACGAGATGCCGCTGATCTCGTCAAAGTGTGAGTAGACCCACGCACCCACCTCCATCCACTCATGCTCACGCACGGTAACGGTGATGCTTGGCTTGTGTTCGCACCAGTGCCGCTGATAGGTGAGCCACAACTCCAAGTGTTCGATTGCAGTCATGTCGTTGCGGGTCACGGAACCCACAGCCTTCATGGGGAACGAGAACACCATTGTGTGGTCGGGACGCATCACACACGGCTCCGCAGGAATCCCCTTGTCAATCATAAACTGACACATGGGGTCTTTGCGGTCGGCACGGACGGTGCGGATGTAATACTCGTTGTGCCGTGCGTGGATGCCTGAAGCGGAATCCGTCAACTGCGACACCGTTCCGCTTGGCTTCACACAAGTAATAGCCGCAGCGGGAGCGATTCCGATCCGCTTTGCCCACTCCTTGTTTGTCTCAACGGCATGAGCCTTCAGGGATTCAAGCAGGGCATCAAGTTCTCCTCCCTGCTTACGCATCATTGCGTTGTCAAGAATGCCTGTGAGTGACACGCCAAGCAGACGCTCCTCTTCGCAGTTCTTGCGCCAGTCGCTGCTGAGATACGGGAAGTGCGTAAGCGAGGCTTGCCATGTGCCCAAGATAGCCGCGAGGCGAACCTTGCGCTTGAGGGATTCTGCGGTGTCCTCTGCGCGGACAATCACTTCGCTCAGATTGCAGAACTCCTTGTCGCGGAGGATGATCTCGGAGCAGGGATTGGTGCCGAACTCGTATGCGGGGTCGCGGCGGTCACCCAACTTTGCAACCGTCTTCTGTGCGGCTTGGCGATTGAAGATGCCACGCTCACCGCTCTTGCTCTTGTAGAGGGACACCCATTCTTCCATGAAGGTGCCGATCTCGGGCTTCTCTTTGTAGGAAACAGAGTTGTTTGCTAGTGCCCGTTGGGGATTCTCCAACCACCACTGTCCCACCTTAGCATCGCGCATTCGCTCGTCGGTGAGATTTGATAGCGAGATAAGAGCCGACCGACGAACTCCGCCGACCACGACAATCTCTGCAATTTTACAGACAATATCGTGGCACTCAATGGAAGTGAGTTTTCTGCCAGCACTCTTTTTAAAAGTGTTGACGGTAAATCGGAACAAGTCTTCAAGCGGCTGCGGTCCACTTGCTCGTCCACCGAAAGTCTTGAGGCGCGCACCAGCAGGACGAATGTGAGACAAATCCCATCGGGGGATTTGACCTCCAATAAGTAGGGATACAAGTTCACGG